TTAGTTTACGTCTGTGATCGTTCCGTTGGTGCCGATGACAGCCCACAGATCCGCGCCAACCGCTTCGATTTCAAAGCCTGCGCCAATATCGGTACAGCGATAAGCATCGCCGGCCGCGCCCGCGAGAGCACCGGTGATACCAAGCACGTCGACGCCATCGGCCGGATTGATATCAAAATCGTCGGCGGTGCCGCAAACGAAACTGAGTCTGCAACCCAAAACGGTGGAAGCTTCAGGAAGTGTCATTACGTCAGCACTGTTTGAGACGAAAGTGGATCCGCACTGAGCGGCAGTGATTGCCGTAGTGGTCGAAGCGACTTGCGCGCGCAAGAATCCACTTACAGCGCCCGTACCCGCACCGGTGATCGACACAACCGAAGTCATGGCGCCGGCAGTCGACAAGCTCAGTTTAGCAACAGCCGAACCGCTGGTATCGTTGGTTAGGGTGAACGCGTTGGCGGCAGAGTTACCAATGACCCAATCATCACCGTTGTCGTCAGATTCATCGGCCGAGAGAGTCAGACTCGCGGCACCGGCTTCATCACCGAGAACGCTCAATAATCCAGCTCCGGTCATGCTCAGTTTGATTCCCGAGTTGGCGTTACTGACGGTAAGTAATCCGGCAGTCGTCGATTTGAATAACCAATCATCTGCTGCGTCGTCAGACTCATCGGCGCTGATCGTTAAGATACCGTCAGTCGCTTCCGCGCCAACAACATCAAACGTTCCGGCCGTTACAGTCGGGCTCGAGACGATGTTCAGTTTTCCGCCGACCTTGGTGCAAGTCAGACCGGTCGAACACTTGATTGCGTTCATGATATTTAGATCGGTGTCGCCTTGGTATGCGCGGAATGCGTGCACCTGCGTTGTCATCATTAATGCGAACAGTAAGCCTAGAATGCGAATCATATTTATCCCCCGTTAATGTTTTATGCTTTTAAACTTAAACCCAAATCTTTACCCGCTCCAGCCATAGCCGGAATGGTTTCTTGCATCATTTGCTGCTGCTGTGCCTGAGCCTGAGCCTGCTCACGCATAGCTTCGACTTTCGACTGTTCATTGATCAGACCAGCGGGCAGGAATAACCGATCCTCATAAAGCTCGGCGAGCTTGTCAAGGTTCACCTTGTCCCAGATGCTCGGATTGATCTGTGCGATTTCCGAGAAACGATCGAACGCCCGGTCAATGGCTGGCAGATCCGCGGCCTTCTGTGCTTGTGCAAAAACGCTGATAAAATCAGGCCGCAAGAAATTGCCGGTCAGTTCTTCCGGCGGCGGATTCTGATCAATCCAAGGATCACTAAACAAAACGTAATCCATGACGAACTCAATCACCGGTTGGTTATAAGTCCAATTGAGTGACTGGAGGTTCGGACCAATAATGAGCTGCTGTTCCTGGACGATAGCGTTGGTCTCGGTCGCAGTTCTGGTCTTCGGATTTCTGCTTAAATAAAGCAGATAGTCAGCGTAGTAGAGCTTGTCGACCATTTGCCGTAAGTCGGTCACATCCTGGATCAAAGGATTGATGGCCGGGTTCACCTCGAACATCGGACGAATGCCGCCGGCCTTTAGGGCCTGAGCATCTTGAGGTACATAAGTGCCCGCCGACTGCGCGATATAGCTCTTACGCAGATTCGCCGGTCCTTGGCTTGGCGGGCGCAGCATCAATTCTAAGGCGATATCTTTTCCAATCGCCTTTTTATTGAGTGACTTGATGCAGCCCAGCGCGTCCAAGGTCGGACCTTTTTCGCCGTACTCGAAACCGTTTGAGTGAGATTTTCCGACAATAAAGGGTTTTCGTTTGCTTGCGGATTTTCGCAAAAATTTGGCGTCATCCTCGGGATCCATGGCCGCTACACCCTGCGCGTACGAATACGATCCGCCGACTTCATAGGTGTACGATATCCATTGACGGTTTAAGAGCACTTGCTCTTTAGCTGGATCAAAGTCTGGGTTCGGCTTAATGACATGGACAATGTCCACCATTTCAGAGTAGTTGCTGTCGTCGTACATTTTCTTGACGTGGCTCGAAATATTCGACCAATCAACCTTACCGTTCTTCTTCTCGCCATACTGATCAACAACAGATTTCACGTTGAGCTGAAATTCCCTGACCATAATGTCAGCCACGCCGTAAGCGTTATTGATGACGAAATAGGATCCGGGGATCAGCGTGTGAAAGAATAATCCGGTCTCAAGTTCTTCAATGTAATGAGCGCCGGTATTGAAAACACCATAGTCATAATAGAACTCGCCGGCCGCGTGATAGAAATTGCTCGAGCTTAAGACCTGAAGTGTGCGGCGTGTGAATTTGTCCAGCCACATGTGATTTGTAGGATTGGCGTTGATATCCGGATCCGTTGTCCCTGAGCGATACCAAGGACGAGTCGCCGAAGTGTTACCTTCAAGGAAGCCTGCCACGAATGAGCGCAAAGCCAATACGTGAGTCGCGTCAACGATGTGTTGATTGGTGCGCTCGCCGGGCGTTTGCGAAAGCAGATATTTAGTCCGGTGAGGTAGTGCCCACCGGCCGCAATCGATCATCGTCATTCGCACTTTGTCGAACTTCTGCTTCGCTTGCGTACGGATGAACTCTAGTTGTTTACGTGAGCATTCTTTCATAGACCTAGAAGATCCTCGTCGTTTGATTGACCAAGCGCTTCCCCGCGGCCGGATCGTGTTCGAGCTGCGGTGCTCTCTCTGATCGCTTGTGCGCCTTGTGAGGCGCTCAAATCCGCGCGGTAATCGGCCAGCATTTTCTCTTTGGCGGCCAGCTCTTTGGCGGCCTCTTGCTCGCGCATCATGTCTGCGGTCTTATAGCCTTCTTTGCGTGCTTTATTAGATCCGCCGAATTCACCGAACACTTCGCGAGTACCGGAGATGATATCGCCTTCACCCCATTTATTGCCGTCTCGTTTAGCGAAGCCCATGGTGTACATGTTTGAGGCTGCTTTACCGAGCTCATTCCAGGGATCTTTCTTCCACTTGCGGCCGGTTTGACGAACGCTGCGCTCAAGCTCATCGATTGGATTTCCGCCGCTGCCCATTATATCCCCTTCATTTCCCAAAGCTCATCACACTTCGTAAAACCCAACTTCTCCAAAGATCTAGCTTTGATGTTGGTGTGCTGGCTTTTGACCGTGAATATTAGGTTGGCATTTGTTCGCCCAAAGTCAATGAATTCGAGTAATAGGTTGTAGGCGGCGCGTGTGGCAGGCTCTTTAACGTACAATAAGTCCTGCATCAATATCTTAGTCTCGGTGTCAAAGATGCTGCCGTAAAGTCTGGCCAGCATAACACCCACCGGTTTTCCGTCTCGCCTACACACCAAAAAATACCCACCACGGGCATAACTGATGAAATCGAAATTCTTGAAGTTAAACTTGTAGCCGAAAATTTCAGCCACCCGGTAAGACTCCTCGAGTAACCAAGAGGCCAATTCACCGTCGATATCGTCAACGCTCTGTATCCGCTCAATCGAGTACATTGGACACCGCGTCTAAATAGGCTTTATGGGCTTCGCGTTCGGTGTTGAACCTGCCGAGATAAACTTTCTTTTTATTTTTAACGATTCTAGCGATCCACATTTGTTGCTCCTTGTTCCATGTGGTTCCGACCAAACGCCCGGCTCGATGCGTGTGGCGATTTTGTTGATTCGCTCTGTTGTTTGAAGCTCTAAGATTACCGATTCGATTATTGAGAATGTCGCCGTCGATATGGTCTATCATCTCCGGTTGCTCACCGGTTTCAATGAACCATATGAGCCTGTGAGTGCGATAGTTCACGCCTTGTATGCGAATGTCGAATCCTTCACCGGCAGCGTCCAGAGAGCCTGCTACGCGTCCTATCAGTCTTCTCTTGTTGAGGTGCGTGACATTCTTCCAAATCAAAATTCCACGCTCACGGTCGTAGTCGAATAACCAAAGTAAAAACTCTTTCGTCGGCAATGATTTAGGTGTCATAAATATTCCTGTAGTTGACTTCTATATCGTCATCGTAAGGGTCGGTGTGAGTAGGCATGGTGTACGATCCTTGACCTAGCAGGAAACGATCCTCTCCGCCATCGATTTCATTCTCCGGTAATCGTTCCATGACTGGTCTTGCACCACAAAGTACGAAAGCATCTGCTACGTCAGGCGATTGTCCCACTCTTGTTTTTATGTCGATTTTAGGTTCTGCGAGTTTTTTCTGAGTGACTTTGTGACGACCACCTTTGGTCCAGCACAACTCTTTGCGGATCACATCGATCCAATCAGATTCGCGACTGGCAAGTATGCCGCCTTGCTGTAGCCACCGGTTAAACTGATAGTACATTTGAGCACGAATGTTGTGATATTCAGAATCTTTTTGCTCAGCGGTATCGTTTGGTGTTCTGGCAAAACTGATCAGTTCCCAAGTGGTTTTTTGGTTATTCATGGCGATTGTGTAAAGCGCTGTACCTTCGCCGGCATCAATGAAAACGGCATCGGCTTTTAATTTTTGTTCCCAGTAAACCAATTTATTATACGTCAACATGTGAGTGTCGATGCCGCGCTCAAGTTTATACTTCTCTAAGAGGCAACGGTACGGACCTTGCTGATACGCTATGCAAGTGCTGTCGCCGCCGGTCCACGCTGGATCGCAAGTGAGAATAACGGGTAAATTTTTAATACTCTCTAGATCAAAATCCTTACCTCTCTCTAGCGCGGCATTTACGTTCTCGACATTGATTATGGAATCCTTGGCGGTTTTCCTTGGCAGTCCACGTACCCGCACCCTAAATTCA